ACAAGATCCGCGCGCACGGGATCCGCGTGCTGTCGTCCAACTACACCCTGTACGGCGACATGCAGCGCCGGGTCGTCGCGGCGTGCGATGCCTTCGCGCGGGACTTCGAGATCTACTCGATCGACGAAACGTTCCTCGACCTGACCGGCTTTGAGGATCGGGACCTGGTCGCGCATGTCAACGCGATGCGCGCCCAGGTGCGCCAGTGGACGACGATCCCCACCTGCGTCGGCATCGGTGACACCAAGACGCTGGCGAAGCTCGGCAATGCCGCGGCCAAGAAGAACCCGATGTTCGATGGCGTTGCCGATCTGCGGGACGCTGCGGTCCGCAAATGGGTAATGGACCGGTTTCCGGTCGAGGACGTCTGGGGCGTTGGCGGCGCGACGGCCAGAAAGCTGATGGCGCTCGGCATCGGCAATGCCGGCGCGCTGCGCGACATGCCGATGAAGCAGGCGCGCGCGGTCGGCACGGTCGTGCTCGAGCGCCTGGTCGGCGAGCTGCGCGGCGTCCCGTCCGATGCGGTCGAGACCATCGCCCCGCAACGCAAGGGCATGGCAGTCACGCGATCGTTCGGCACGCCGGTGACCGACTTCCACACGCTGTTCGGTGCGCTCACGCAATATGCGATGCGGGCGGGCGAGAAGCTTCGGTCACATGGGCTGGTCGCGGGCAGGCTGACCACGTTCTTCCACACCAACAGGCACAAGCCCGACCGGCCGCAATATGCCGGCTCGCGCACCGTGGCGCTGCACCCGATGACCAGCGACAGCCTGGAACTCATCGCCGCGGCGAAGCGCGGCGCGTCGGCCGCCTGGCGCGATGGCTATGCGTACACCAAGGCCGGCATCCTGCTCGACGACCTGATCGCGGCGGATCTTCGGCCCCGGACCCTATTCGAGGGCGACACGGACAAACGCGATCGGCTGATGGGCGCGCTGGACGAGAACAACACCCGCTTTGGAAAGTTCGCCGCCACGACCGCTTCGCAAGGTTTCAAGCGAGAGTGGAAAATGCGATCGGAAATGAAGTCGCCCGCTTGGACGACCGACATCCGTGAGGTTCCAAAAGTTCGAGCGTGATTGCGTGCGCGCGCGCTGATGACCGAGATCAGGGCAACAGGCGGCTTGGCCGGTTTCAGACGGCAATCGAAATAACTGGACGTTTACTTGGTCGGAGGGCCGCACTCTACACCGCCCGTCTGGAACGGAGGCGGACCTTCTGCTTCAGGGTCGGCGTCGCAGCAAGACCGCAACCGAAAGGGGGCTTTAGACACAGCGCCATTTCGCATCGGTAGATCCCAACGTTTCCAGCCAACGTGGATTAAGCGACTGCAGGTAGCAGCGTCAGTCGCCCTTTATATAGGCTGGCCATGGGTCTGACCTAAAGTTAACGCTCTTCGAGCGTATAGCCGACCGATGACTTGCTGTACTTAAACCGGTAGCCTGCCTTTTCGAGTTCTTGGTTTACAAATTCGTCTGAAGGCATGGCGCCGTGACTGGCTTTAAACCGGTCTGTGAGCTGCGAGATGAACCAGCCTGCCTGCCAATAAGGCTGATTGGCGATGTGCGCCGGAATGCCTGACGCCCCTCCACCGCCGCCACCAAGGTCACCACCACCAGCACCTCCGGGGGTCACGCCACCACCACCGCCGCCACCGCCAGCCCGCACCGATCCATCAGCGCCGATCTCCAACCCGCCGCCGCCGCCGCCCCCGCCGCCAAAGAACTGCCCAGAGCCACCGCTGCCAGCATAAACTGATCCGTCTGTGTGGAAACGCGCCCCTCCGGCTGCCTGGGGGGGCACTGTAGGTCTGTGATTGCTAGCATCTTCCGGTTCAACGGCACGAACGGGCCACCAAATGGCCCAAACAAGCGTTGCGACGCATAACGCTGCAAGCCCAGCTGGCAAGAAGGGGGAGGTGCTTGCAATCGCCTTCCACGCATCATTCGCGTCCGAGGGAAGGTTTGCAGCAGAAATAGCCGTTGTGAGGATTAACCAGGCCGTGGAAACGATCGTTCCAATTGCCCCAGCGAAGCCCGCTCGTTTTCGATTCTTCATGCCCGACATTGGCGGAAATTCCCGCTCATGGCAAAGCCGCTAAATCCAAGCATCTGAATCTCGAAACCTCAACTTTTTGGTACCACCTCGACGCATTGCCAACTTTTGTGAACGCAGCTCGTTCAAATCGGGGCAGCGGCTACGCCAGCCGAATGAGCGGCAGTACTTGGGAATGCGAGAAGGCTCCACGGATGCCGAAGATTAGGCGCCGTCGGCGGGACAGTGTAAACACCGCCCCGCAGCGTTTACCCCAAGGCCACGTTCGAAACGATCAGCTCGCCCGCGCGCTGCGCGGCGCCGGCCCCGACCGTGTACGTCGTCTCGGCCGTCGCGATGTGGAACCGCGCGAACGTCGCGCGGGCGCCCGCCGTGTCATTGATCGACAGGATGAAGCGCCCCTTGATCACCGCCAGCTGATCGGCGAGCTGGTCGAAGTCGGCGCGGCCGAACACGTCCTGGCCGTAATCGGTCTCGCATCCCCAATAGGGCGGATCGAGGTAGAACAGCATGCCGGGGCGGTCATAGCGCCGGATGAAGTCGGCATAGCCAAGCTGCTCGATCACGACGCCCGCCAGGCGTTCATGGATGTCCGCCAGCATCGGCTCCAGCTTGGTGACGTTGAACCGCGCACCCTGCGTCTTGTCGACGCCGAAGTGCCGGCCGTTGACCTTGTCCCCGAACGCCAGGCGCTGAAGGTAGAGGAAGCGACACGCGCGCTCGAGGTCGGTTAGCGTCTCGGGCGGCGTCGCCTTCAGCCGTTCAAACTCGGCGCGCGACGCGACGCGGAAACGCAGCATGTCGATCATGTAGGGGTAGTGGCGCTGCAACATGCGGAAGAACGTCACGACGTCGCCCGACACGTCGTTGATGACCTCGACCTTCGGCCGCGATCGGCGCCGCAGGAAGATGCCGCCCATGCCGACGAACGGTTCGGCGTAGCCATCGTGGTCGACGCGCTCGATCATCGCGACCAGGCGCGACGCCAGATTGCGCTTGCCGCCGATGTAGCCGGCGGCCGGTGCGACGGGCTGAACAGAATTAAGGGTGTACATGTAGGATTTCCTCGCCTTGTAGAGATCCCGCCTGCGCAGATCGCGCGGGTGCGGGACGGCTGATGGCCGTTGGTCGTGGCGAGAAGCTCCTCGTCGGTGTGCCGGGTTGCCCCCCGGCATCCCCCGCCCGGCTATGCCGGACGCAGAACTATGGCGCGGCCGCGTGCGCCTGACGCGGCGCGAAGGCGACCGCCTCGACGCCGATCTGCGCGTTCATGTCGAGCAGCCGCGCCTGTATGGGTTCGATCTCCAGCTCGAAGAACATGTCGACCGCCTCGCTCGGCTTGCCGAGGCTGGATCCCTGCGCGGGCACGATGCCGAGCAGTGAGGGCGGCACGCGGTGCGCGGCGAGTACATCGTCGCGTGTCGCGTTCTTGATCCCGGTGAACTCGTCATTGGCGCCGACCTGCGCGATCGGCAGGATCTTGATCCCGCCATCCTTGCCGCCCGGCTGGTGGACGAACAGGTTCTTGAAGTTGCCCGGCCCCTTCGACTGTTTCAACGCGGTGCGGATCGCCTGCACGTCGCCGTCGGAGAACTCACCGGTCGCGTGCAGGATGAAACCCGCATGGCTGCCGTTGAGATAATATTTGCGGCGGAACAGCGTCGCCGCCTCGTTCAGCAGCGCCGACTGCAAGGCCGAGAGATATTCCGGCACGCCGTACAGCTCCTGGTTGATATCGGGCTGCATGATCTGGATGACGCTGTTCGGCCGGAACTCGGTCTCGATCGCCCCGCCTGGCGCGAAGAAATAACGCCCCTCCTCGACGCCGCGGCGCGTGAACTTGGCGAGCGCATGGTCGAGGCGGAGCAGATCGCCCAGCACGCTGCGGCGTTGTTCGACGAAGCCGAAGCCGAAGATCAGGTAATCCTGCACCAGCTTTTCGAACGTCGCGCGCGACAGCCAGGCGGTCGGCACGAACGAGCGCACCAGCAGGTTGCGCTTCAGCAAGATCGCCGAGCTGTGATGCGGGCTCGCGCGGAACGACCGCGCCAGCCCGTCGACGCTGATCGGCGGTTCGTACCAGCGGCCATTATGCCAGCACTGGAGCAGATCGAGCACCTCGCGCCGGCTGTTGACCGGTTCGGGATCGCCAAAGGTGAACGCTTCAACCGCGGTCGACGGCGCCCCCGCCATGCCGATCGCACCGGCGCGGCCCATGTCGTGGCGGCCCATGCGGCGCGCGCGTCCCTTGCCCATTACAGGATCTCCATGGTGGCCTTCGGCTTTTCCTTGCCGTCGAGCGGTTCGTTGTTGAGCAGCTGCATCGTCGCCCAGGCGAGATCGGCATGACCCTCGTCACCGCCGCGCCCCGCCTTGAAGGTGACGTTGCGTCCCGAGGTGGTCAGCGTCTTCTTGATCGAGACGAAGGACGACACGACGTCGAGCCAGCCGGCATCGAACAGCATGCGACCGCGCGCGATGACGTGCTGCGCCTTCATGATCATCTGCGCCTTCACCTCGAGCGAATATTCGACCTTGGTGACGCCGCGCAGCCCGGCCTCGGGTTTGGCGAGCAGCTGATAGACGCCGGCGCCGACGCCGGTCGCGTCGATCGCGAGGAAGGTGCAGGTGTAGCGCGACAACACGCCCTTGATGAAGGTCGCCTGCTCCTCGAAATCGAGCCCGCGCAGCTGGTGCTTTTCCAGCAGCCGGAACGGGGCGCCCTGCTCGGCAGGCGGCGCGGCGATCACCAGCGCGGCATTGTCGCCGTCGACACTGTTCTGCGGATCATAGCTCGCCCAGACGATGCCGTTGCCGAACGGGCGCTCGGCGTCCGGATTATAGTCGGTCCACTCCTCGACGGTATCAACGCCGCATTTGACCAGGTCGTTGAACCGGAACGCGGACAGGCTGTCGTCGACGAAATCGCACAGGAACAGGTTGGCGAATTCGTCGGGCGCATATTCGTCCTCCAGCTCCTCGATATCGAACAGGTCGCAGCCGGCCTCCTCGGCGTCGCGGATG